TGGTTTTTGCTGAATCTGTGCGGGTTTGTCAAAACGTTGACTGGCTCGCCGAGGCGTTGACAGTTAACAACTCTGTAAACAATAGGCGCATACTTTATGGGCAAAGCGTTTACAAGCCGCTCGAATGGAACCCAAGTAAACAGGACGGGCTAAATACTCACTTTGCTGTTATCGACGAATACCACGCGCACCCTAACGATGAGCTTTATAACGTACTGCGCAATAGTATGGGCGCAAGGAGACAACCGTTGTTATTTACAATTACGACGGCGGGCTTTAATCGTGAGTCGCCTTGTTACAAACATCGCAATTACTGCGCATCAGTATTGAGCGGGGCAATCAAAGACGATGCTTTGTTTTCGGTGATCTATACGCTCGACGAGGGCGACGATTGGACCGACTCGGCAAACTGGGCAAAGGCTAATCCGAATTGGGGCGTAAGTGTCTACCCGCGTCAGTTGGAGCAGGCACTAACCGAGGCTAAGGAATTTGTACACAAAGAAGTTGAATTTAAAACAAAGTTGTTAAACGTGTGGACCGACACGGCCATGACTTGGATTAATGACAGTACTTGGATGGAATGCGCCGAGTCTCAACAGCTAGACGGGATTTGTTACGGCGGGTTGGATTTGGCGAGCACTGGAGACTTTTGCGCCTTTACTTTATATTGGCCTGAGTATTCGGCTATTAGGACTTGGTACTTTTTGCCAAGCGAGGCAGCCTACAAAAGAAAGGATGCTGCCGGGGCAAGTATTAGGCAATGGATTGCGGACGGCGTAATTACTGCAACGGATGGGAACGTAACGGATTATAATTTTATCAAAGCGCAAATATTAGATTTGGCATTGGAGTTTGAAATTAAGGATATTGCTTACGACCGATTCAACGCTAGCCAGCTTGTAATTGATTTACAAAACGAGGGATTGCAAATGTACCCTTTTGGGCAGGGCTTTATTTCAATGAGCAGCCCAACTAAGGAACTGGAGCGACTAGTAAAGGACGGCAGGCTTAAACACGATGGCAACCCAGTTACGCGTTGGATGATGGGTAATGTATTACTTGCGAACGATCCCGCGGGAAATATTAAGATTAACAAAGCAAAGAGCGGCGATAAGGTCGACGGTCCTGTAAGTATTGTAATGGCATTGGGCACGGCTATGCAAGACGCTGCCAAAGAAAAAGAAACAGACTTCTGGTTTATAAGCTTATGAGATTCGTTGACGATTTTATGAACAAGTATTATTTTAACCTGCCAAAATTCAGGACTTACGAGGATGCCTATAACGCAACCGAGGCAGAGTATCTGGAAAGGTACGGCGTGCCACGCTATAAAAACTACGATGTATTTCGCTCGGCTCTTTGCAGGTGGCTAGCCCAGGGGCGGAATAAATAAGATTTGTTAACACGGCGGAATTAAAGAGGTTGTAATTTGCGGGCGATGAATCTACGATTTTGGGAACGGAAAACAGAAAAGCGGTCGATGCTAACGCAGCCCGCAGACTGGTTTGTAAATACCTTAAACAATATTTTTGGCTACCAAACCAAAAGCGGCCAAGCCGTAAATAATACAACGGCGTTAAGTATTGCATCCGTGCACGCTTGCGTTAGAGTTATTGCGGATGGAATCGCGGGGCTTGGTTTGAAATTGTATAAAGACGACGGCCAAAGCAGAAGCCAAATCGTAGTACACTACGCGACCGCCCTAACAAACGAGCCTAACCCATACCAAACGAAATACGATTTTGTCAAGTACATGGCAAGCCACTTGGCGCTAACTGGTAACGCTTATGCTTTTATCAATCGCGATGTAAGAAACATTGGCACAGAGTTGCACCCAATCGCGCCGCAGTACGTAACGCCAGTAATGCAAGACGGATTACTTTTTTACAAGGTTTCACTTGCGGGCTACCCTTCAATGGTGCCAGCTACTGAAATGCTACACTTTAAAGGGATGTGCGGCGATAATCCTTTAGTCGGTTTGAGCCCTGTAGTGTTGCACGCTGAAACGTTGGGCATCGACTTGGCGGCCATCAGCCAGAGCGCGGGAGTTTATAAAAATGGCGTGTTGAAATTTTTGTTAACGTCAGACGCGCAAATTAAAATAGATCAAGCAGGGCCTTTGAAAAAATCCCTCGACGATGTTATAGACGGGGCAAGCCGTAGCGCTGTGCTTCCTAACGGCATCAAGATGGAGAAGCTTAGCCTAAGCCCTGAAGAGGCACAGTACTTGGAGACCCGTAAATTTAGCAGCGAGGAAATTGCACGAATCTTTGGAGTGCCTGCTTCTATGATAGGCGCAACTGCAGGGATTAAGTCAAGCGTTGAACAGGAATACCAAGATTTTTACGCCCGCACTTTAATGAGCTACGCTATAAACATAGAGCAGGAACTAGCCCGCAAGCTGTTAACAGAAAACGATAAGCTTACATATTACTTTAAATTTAACTTTAATTCGCTGTTGAGAGCTAGCGCCAACGAGCGAGCAGACTACTACAATAAAGGCATCCGCGGCGGCTGGCTTTCTAGAAACGAGGCGCGGGTTTATGAGGATGTTAACGCGTTTGATGGTGGCGACGAGTATTTAATCGAAGCCAACTTAATGCCGTCAAGTCAAATCAACGAGTATATGGATGCCAAGATTGCAAACCTTATGGCCACTGCAGATAAAAACAATAATCCCGACGGCGTAAATAATCAAACAATAAACTAACATGAAACAAGAGAGGCGTACATTTACGGGCACCGTCCACACCAGAGCAGACGGCGAAGGCATGCCAAAAGAAATTGGTGGCATCGCTGCCGTAATTAATTCAGTAACTGACCTTGGATATTTTGAAGAGGTTATAATGCCCGGGGCGTTTGACAATGCTTTGAGTAAAGATTACGATATCCGTTGTTTGTTTAATCATGAAGCCGATTTAATTTTGGGCCGCACTAAAGCAGACACTTGCAAAGTGTTTGTAAATGGCGACGGTAATTTAGAATATAATTGGGTGCCAGATTATGAGAACCCTACGCACATGAGCGTCGTGCGCAGCATTATGCGCGGAGACATTACGCAAAGCTCATTTGCATTTACAATCAAAGAGCAGACTTGGAGCGAGTCCGAAAAATACGGCACAATGGGAAAGCGTACTATTAAAGTTATTGAGGACCTTTACGACGTGAGCCCTGTAACTTATCCCGCTTATGAGGATACAGAAGCAGACGCTCGCAGCATTGCAGCAATAAGAGACCAAGAGCTAGAAATTGAAGCCGCAAAACAAAGCCAAGTAAGCGCGGATATTTTGAAATTAGCATTAGCCAGATACACAAACTATTAAAAAAAACAAAAATCATGAATAAAATTAAAGCCCTAAAAGAAGAGCGTGGACGTTTGCTAGGCGAATTGTCTACCCTACAATCTACCATCGAGCGTGAAGCACGTTCTATGGCTGACACTGAAACTAACCGCTTAAGCGAAATCGAAGCCCGTTTAGGCGCGATCAAAGCAGAGGTTGAAACCCTTGAGAAATTGCAAAATCTTGCAGCTCAAGCAGCAGGCCACAGCGCAAGCCGTAGCGAAGAGAAAGAAAAGTCAAACATGGCTAAAGATTACAGCTTTAAGCGCGCAATGGAAATGGCTATCACTGGCCGTCGTGAAGGCGTGGAAGGTGAATTTTCTGCAATGGGTGGATCTGAATTTCAGCGCTCAGGTGTAAGCGTTTCTGCTCACTCTATCAAAATCCCTTCTGAAGTATTCACACGTGACATGACTGCAACAGGTGGAAGCTCAGGCTCTGAAGGTGGCGTTAACGTTCAAACTTCTGTAGGTTCTATCATTGACGTTTTACTTCCTCGCACAGTATTGGCAGGATTGGGCGTTCAGCGTTTGAGCGGCCTTGTTGGAAACTTGGATTTACCAACAGCATCAACTTTGCCAAGTGCGGGTTGGAATACAGAGAACGGCACAGCTACCGAAAAGAGCCCCGCTTTCTCTAAAATCACTTTCAGCCCTAAGCGTTTGGCTGCTTACATCCAAGTTTCTAACCAGTTGATGTTGCAATCTAGCAACTCTATCGACGGGTACGTACGTAATTGGTTGCTTAATGCTATGGCGCAATCTTTGGAAACTGCTGCCATTAAAGGCGGGGGTTCTAACGAGCCTACTGGTATTATCGGTAACGCTAACGTAAACGTAACTTTTGCAGGTGGCGCAACTTCAAACGCAACCAACGCTAACGGAATCGCTCCAGTTTGGGCCGATGTTGTTAACTTGATGAAAGCAGTTGAGAACGCTAACGGAAACGGTGTTGCTTACTTGACTAACCCATTGGTGAAAGCTAAATTGCAAACTACTGCCCGCCAATCTTCAGGTGTTGAAGGAAACTTTATTTGGCCTTCTGGTGGTACTGATTTGAACGGTTACAATGTTCAAACAACTACCTTGGTTCCTAGCAACTTGTCTAAAGGTTCTAGCTCTACTTTGTCTGCAATGATCTTCGGTGATTTCAGCAAAATGGCAATTGCTAACTGGGGCGGAATGGAATTGACAGTTGATCCTTATAGCGGCGCTACTGCTGGTTTGACCAACGTAGTATTGAATGCTTATTTGGATGTTAATTTGTTGAATCCTACTGCTTTCGCAGTTTGTAAGGATATCGTAGCCTAATAATTTGTCGGCTTGGAGACATTAACCCCAAGTGCCTAGGGTGATCTTGATTGCATCGCCCTAGGGCCAATATGAAAGTAAGATTTATTGCAAACCCAACGGGCCAATTTAACTTAAGTTACAACGCTGGAGAAGAGGTGATCATTGAAACAAAGCAGGCAATGCTTTTAATTGAAGCGGGTGTAGCTGAGGAAATATTGGATTTTAAACCTGTGAAGGCCAGTAAGAAAAAACCTATCAATCCAGAAACTGATTTAGACGCAGAATAATGTTTGTAGCTCGCCGTTATACCACCTTTGCAAATGTTGCCACCGATTACGTAAGTTTATCGGATGCTAAACAGCATTTGCGCGTTACGTCATCAGATGACGACAATTACATTTCCGGCTTAATTTCTATGGCAATTGATGCCTGCAGCAATTATTTGGGATATTCGGTGAGAAAGGGAACGGCGCGTTATGGATTTGACGGCTTTACGGGCTCACCTGCGCTTGTTAATCCTGTTAATGGGCTCAATATACCTTCAGGGAATTATCTGCGCTTAAATACGCGTTGTTTGAGCGTCGCCAATGTTTATTATATTGATGACAGTCAAAATTTAACTGCGTTTAGTTCTGGCGATTTTATTGCTTCAACTGATCCAATGGGCGGATATTCTAGAAATATTTTTGTAGAGAATACGCCAAACAGTTTGACGGACGATACAATTAAATACGTTGTGGAAATTTCTGAAGGATTCAACCCAGTGGGTACGTCTAGCGTTGATCCAGATACTATTTTTCCGATGGGAATTAAACATGCGGCCCTTTTGATGGTTGGTCAGTATTATGATAATAGGAATGCAGTAACAATTGGCGCAAGCAACTCGCCAATGGCTTTAGGATTCCATTATCTTTTAGATCCGTTCAAAATCCAAATCATGATCTAATGAATGCCGGGGCAATGGATGTGCTGGTAAGCCTGCAGAGTTATGCGGAAACCATCGACACAAATACAGGAGAGAAATTACAAACGTGGACCGAATACGCAACGGCTTGGGCTCAGCGCGTAGAACAGGAAAGCGGAAGCGAGCAAGTGAATGCTGATCGTAGAGAACATCGGCAAATCATTTATTATACAGTCCGTTATAATTCAGGTATCAATGTAAAGGATAGAGTGGTTGAAGGTGGCAAAGCCTTAAACATTGTTAACATATCAAACTTAGCTCGAAATCTATATTTGAAATTGGAAACCGAATTGGTACAATGAGCAAAAATGTTGAAAATATTGCGGAGGTAGTTGATGCCTTAAAAGCAATGGGGGTGGAAATTGATAACCCTGAATTTCAACGTATGCTCAAATCACAAGCTTTACCAATCATTCAATCAGCTCGCAATTTAGCACCAAAAGAAACAGGTGATTTAGCCAAGTCAATTGGATTTATTACGGGCAAAGACAAAGACAATAAGACAAAAGTGCTTATTGGTTTGCGCAAAGAATATTACAACAATTACCTGGGTCCGATGTTTGAATATGGCACTGTTGCACGTATTCAAGAAAAAACAGGACGTTATACAGGAATCATTGAGCCTCGCCCATTTATGCGTCCAGCATTGGACCAAAATGCGAGCAAGGTAACTGATGGAATAATAAACGGAGTGGATAAAATCCTCGCCAAACTAGCAAAGAAAAATAATTTAATATACAAATAAGATGGCAACTACTGGACCAGTAAACGGCACGCTCATCAGCATCTATAAAGATGTGAGCGGCACACTTAAGAAAATCGCTAACGCGACTTCACATTCATTCGACGTTTCTAAGGATATGATCGACGTTACAAGCAAAGACAGCGCAGGCGCAAAAGAATTTATTGCGGGTGAGTATGGCTATACTTTGAACGTTGAAGCAATATTTGAAGATGATTCAAGCGTTGGAGCTTCACAGCAATCATTCAAAGATTTGGCAACTGATTTGCTTGCGGGCACTTTATTGACAATCGTAATTTCTACAAACGTTACAGGTGACGAAAAATACACTGGATCTGCTTTCTTTAGTAGCTTGAGCTTGAGCGCACCAAACAACGATAAAGCAACTTGGACTGGCACCTTGCAGGGGTCTGGCGCTTTGACTATTGGTACAGTTGCTTAATAGTATTATATTTGTGCCATGAGCACTACAATTAAAATCGGGGGTGCAGGTCACCCCCTTTTATTTAACATGAACAGCCTGCGCAACATTATGGAAGTTGCAGGGATGGAAACCTTTGCAGATTTAAACTTGCAAAAGGACTTAGCGAAGTCTATGGATTTCGCTTTGAGCTGCGCGTTTTACGGGATCTTGGAAGGCTACGAGGCCCAGGATAAAAAGACGCCTTACCCGACGGTGCAAAAGTTAGGCGCTGCGATTAAAAAGTTTCAAGAAATTAGTCCAGCGTTGGAGGGTTTCACCGCAGCAATTACAGAATTTTTTGCACCTGTTGAAGAGTCAACGGGGGAGTAACTGCCAAGGGCGACAGCGCCCCGCTAACTTGGCGCAAGATTGAGCGCATTGCTTATGGCGAAATGCTGTTAAGCGAAAGGGATTTTTTAAAGTCAACGCCCAGATATTGGCGCTTGCGGTTGGAAGGTATGCGCGAAGTACAGCAGCAGCAGTACCGAAACAACTGGGAACTAACCCGCTGGGCAGTTGCTACGGGTATGGCGCCCCACTTAAAGAAACCCATAGAACCCAAAAGGCTGTTAACATTTCCTTGGGAGGTAAGCGATTACCTATCTATTCACGATGCTTTAAAGTTATATTCGCATGTCTTTGATAAATTAACCCCAGACGCGAAAGCATGAGCGCCCCTATAAAAATAGTATATTCAATTTTAAGCAATGCGGCGGGGGTTACTTCGTTAGTAGGCACACGTTTAAACCCCGTGAGAATACCGCAGGAATCTTTATTTCCCGCGATCAGTTATAACGTGGTAAGCATTGTTGCGAATCCAACAAACAGCGGACACAGTCGCACGGAATTTGCACGGGTGCAAGTAAACACTTACGCCACGAGCTTCGCGGATGCCATCGAGTTGAGCGGCCAAGTTAGGGCGGCGTTTGATGATGCGGTAACGCCAGATACTTTCAACGATTCTTACGTTCAAGTAATTGAATATGACGGGGAGAATCACACCGCCGACGATCAAGCGGCTTTCGCGGGTTTATACCAAATTTCGCAGGACTATCTTTTAAATTATATTTATACAAGCCCCGCGCCTGCTGCTGAGTCGTTTATACTTTTGGAGAATGGCGATTTCGTATTACTAGAAACTGGCGATAAAATTATCATCTAATGGCAAAAAGTTTAAATATCGTAATCGGCGCAGACATTGAAAAACTGCGCGAAGGCTTTAATAAAGCCATTGCCGTAGTTCAGTCGGGCAGTAATAAGATGAGCGCAGAGGTTGCGAAGTCGGCTAAGTCGATGGAGGAACGTTTGGCGGCTATTGCTACGCGTAATCCAACGATGGGAAGCGTGCGGCAGTTGACCCAGTTGGCAATGGAAGCCCGGGCATTAGGCCCAGAGTTTGCCCAAGTTGCAAATGAAATAATCAAACAGGCGGGCCGCATGAAGGATGCCATCGCCGACACGCGTGCGGAAGTTGGATATTTTGCGAGTGATACCAGGCGCTTGGATGCGGTGCTTGGTGGAGTGCAAGCGGCAGCTGGGGCCTTTGGTGCGATGCAAGGAGCTATGCAATTAGCAGGCTTGGGCGGAAAGGATTTGCAAGCGGCAATGGTGAAGCTGCAATCTGCTATGGCCATCGTCAACGGAGCCACAGCTATCCAAAATGCGCTGCAAAAAGAGAGCGCACTAAGGCAAGGATTAAGCGCAGCAGCTACTGCCATTTATACAGCCGCAACTAACGGCGCAACCGTAGCAACTAGGGCAATGAATTTAGCACTAGCGGCAGGACCTTGGGTAATCCTCACAGCGTCTATTGCAGCTGTTGGCGTTTTGCTATCCAAGATGGGCGCGGAAGCTGCGGCTGCCGAAAAAAAGATAGCGAAATTAAAAGAAACACAGGACTCATTACTATCTAATGCGGCAAAGAAAATAAAACTTGAAGAGCGCCGTCTAGAAATTGCAATAGCAACGGCTAAAGCAGAGGGTAAAAATGAAGCCTTTATTTTAAATTTAAAAAGAAATAGCTTAGCAACTCAAAAAGCTCTTTACAAAAAGGCTGGCGAAGAAGCCATGGCATTGAGCAATCAACGCAAGCAAGAAGAGTTAGACGCAATAACAGGCTTTAACAGAAAGGCGCAAGAGCTAGAAATTTATACGAAGTACGAAAAGGAAAATAAAGAGATTCGTACAAGCTTAAACGAGGAATATCAAAATAAACTACATGCTTTTGATCTAGACGAAATCGAATCTAATAGAACAGTAGGTAAAGAAAAAATCAAAGTTACAAAGGCCGTCATCGCCGAAACCGATAAGCTCACCGCAAAGAATACAGGCGGCAGTTTGTTGGCTCCAGTGGATCCGATAGTAAAGCAATCAATGGCCGATGTATTGGCGGAGCTTGACAAGATCCCGCCTGTATTGGATGACATAAGAAGCGAGCCAATGTTTCCCGACGACTTTACTGGGGCGCCCGAAATTATCGCTACAACCGTAGAGATCACCGACGCCACTATAAAGATGGAGCAAGAGCTCAAGGCAAGTGCTGACCGAAGGGCTACGGATTTATATGTGAGTAGCGTTAAAATGGCCGAATGGGCTGCCAAATCTAAGGAGGCCGTAGATTCGGTTAATGCTGCTTTTGCTACTTTGCAAATGGAAGCGGCCGAATCCTTTGCCCAATTTATTGCAGACATTGCAACGGGTGAGCAAGACGCGGGCAAAAACTTTGGAAAAAATATGCTGGGCGCGATTGCGGGCTTTATGGATATGCTCGGTAAGGCTTTGGTAACTACTGCGATTGCAGCGGAAGCCTTCCAAAAATTATTAATATCTAATCCAATGCTCGCAGCTGCTGCGGGTGTGGCTTTGATAGCAGGGGCAGCCATTGTAAGGAGTCAATTAAATAGGGGGCCAGATGTTCAAGCTTTTGCCGATGGTGGTATAGTAAGCGGGCCCACCTTGGGGCTTATGGGTGAATATCCCGGGGCGAGTTCTAACCCTGAAGTAATTGCACCATTGGATAAGTTGAAAGGAATGTTAAAGACAAACGACAGCAGCGGATTTGTAGCCTCTACAAGTATACAAGGCAGGGATTTGGCAATAGTTTTGGAACGATATAATAGAGACTCTAGCAGGGGATAAGATGGCACGCAAATACTACGGTAGTTTTTATTCAATTACGGGCGCCCTTCACAAGGTCGAAATATGGGACGCGCCGAGCGGTTCGGGTGCAGGTGGAACGGAGTTATTACTTGCACAAAGTGGCTACGAAATAGAAAGGAATGGCGAAGGCGATACATTTTTTGAGAATCCAATACGTTCTAGCCGCTCCACTTCTTACTGGGTAATCCCGAATAATACAGTATTGGCAGATTTTAAAAACCTTGCCACAAATAACGAGCAGTATTGGGCGGTATTAATTTACCAAGATTCAGTACTTCAGCACGTCGGCAGAGTGGTTGCTGATCAAATGACATTTTTGCGGGAGGCGATCGAAGCAAAGCCTGTTATTTCTTTGGGTGCTGTTGATGGCTTAGAGTTGTTGGATGGATTTAAAGTAAGTTCCGATTGGTTCACAGATGGCAAATTACAAATATCGCAGCTATTCAGAAAGAGCTTAGACTTATTGAACCTCAAAGATTACTGGGTTGTAAACGGAACGCAGACGGACTACCTACGCGACGCAGTCAGCCCTTACTCTAGCGATGCAACCCGCAAAGGAATTGATTTGCTCAAGGTTGATTTAAACACGTTTGTAAGTAATTACGACGCCTTTAAGGATTTGACCGCGAGCGATGTTAACGCTTTCCAATACGCTAGCGAAAATATGGTATCTTGTAAAGAAGCCATTGAACAGATTTGCGATATTTTGCAGTGCAGATTTATTCACGAGCTAGGCGTTTATTGGTTGGTTTCTGCTGCCGAGTATTTAGATTCTACAGTTAGTTATAGGCAGTACAGTTACACCCTGCAGTACATTGGAACGGGCACCTATACGCACGCCGTAACTTTGGGGTCAACTTCTACGCGTCCGCAATGGCAGGCTAAGCCATCAATAAGCTACCAACCTGCGGCTAAGTATGTGCAAATAGATACAGAGCGAACTCTAAATACAGGAGTTTATAGGGCATATCAAAATAAAACAACATCGGCTTTGGGCGCCTCGTTTACTGGAATACCTACAGGCTCGACGCCAGACGTTGCGCCGATGCGTATCAGGTTTGCATTAAAGTTTCAAAAATTTTATTTTAGTTCACCAAGTGGATCAGAAGATGGAACTAATGTAATTTTGCGAATTTGGCTTACAGATTCGGCTGGTAATATTAAAATATTAGATAATACTAATTTCTTTTGGGTAACTTTTACCGGGGCCACCATACCCGGGCGAATTGAAGATGTAAAGACAGACCAAAATACAACGTGGACTAGCTTTGTTTTTGACAAACAAGTAAGCACAGCGCCGGCAGGATTTGACACTTTAAACGTCGCAGTCTCTAGTGTAGAAGCTTATAAAAATCGCTTTAACATTTTAGGAGTTAAAACAGGAAATACTGCCAACGCTGTTAAAGATTATTGGGGTGCTATACAGATTGCATTTGCAGACGCTAGCCCATACAACAACCCAGACTTTACTTTTAACATTACAGAAGTATTTAACCCAGGCACCAACAGCGCTTTAAATTCAACGCCTATTATATTAAATCCAAAGTATTACTATTCAAATAGTAAATATGGAACGGGCAATATCATGGCATACAATGGCACGGCTGACGTCGTGGCAGATGATTGGTTTGGTGGTTGGGATTCAGTAACGCACGGATCACCCACGGCAATGCTAGGGCAAGGGGTTGCAGGTTTGTATCGCGATTTCGTGCCAGTAATACAAGGAACTTGGGTGGACGCGGGAACTTTGACGGCTATTAAGTCGCTTTCTTTTGATAGCTTTAAATGGATATTTAACGGCGGAGTTTACTCTGCAATGTCTGAGCAGTGGAGCGGTGAGTGGTTGGGCTTGGTTCCAATTTACACTGGGCTAACTTCCACAGGCGAGGGCTTGCGTTTGGGTAATGGTTTAAAGGATCGCGTAAATTATCAAGATATCCAAATCGGGAAACTAAACGACGAGGTACAGCGCACACCCGACCTAGTTCTGAGCCACTTGGTAAATGATGCAGACGGCGCGCCTACTGCAGTGCCAACAGTCAATACACAGTACGAGGTAATGGTACAGTATGATTTGGCCAACGAGCAAATGGAGTGGCGCCTACAGGAACACGGCACCTTTAAAACTTACACCACGGGCACAAGCTCACTGGATACAAACTTTGAGGGGCACCTTGGAAATACTGCGGGCGGTTCTGTTATATTAAATTTGCCTGCGGTTACTACACAAAAAGGTAAGCGTTATTACTTTGTCAAGTCTGGGGCTTCCAGTACCTTCAGGA